TGTTTAGTCTGGTTGCTGGAATTTTCTCTCTTTTTGAAATAAAATATATAGATTCATTTTTCAAAAAACAGTGGTAGTAATATAAGGCTCTAATCCAAGTAGCTTTTGCTGCAGCAGGACTTTCCCATTCGTTCAAAGATAGTAGTCTTTTACTATTTAATTCTTTATGAGATTGACTGATCTTCTTATTTCTAAGTTTTTCTAGAACTTCTTCACTATGAGTTTTTCCATAAAAATGATTTAATTCACCAATTTTATCACTCATGCCATTATTACTTCCAGAAACAGCTTTACTTATTTTACTTCGAGTGTTAGGAGATACAACTCTCCTGAAACAAGGATGTAACTTTTTAGGTATATCTTTTAAATAACTCCTATAACCACCTTGTGCAATGTTCCAACCAATTCTTTGAACAGGTCTTAGTTTTTGCTCTACCATATAACAGTAATCCTCACTACCTTCAACTATAGTACTAACTATAATACGTTCTTTATATTTCTTAAGAGATTTAGTTAAGATAGTTGATTTTTTATTTCTACAATGTTCTTTAAATCTCTTTGAAACAGTTTGTGAGGTTACTCCAACATATCCTTCTTTATTTAAATCGGTATGTTCTGGTAAATGTATCCAGTATACAAAACTCATGGGGCATTTGCCTTGTTAGCTACTGATTTATCTGTACTTTTTGAGTCCCCACCTATTTTAGATGTTCCAGACCCACTCGTACCTACTTCCATTCCTGAACCAGATTTACTTTGTTTTCCAGTTACAGAAGTTGTTAATATATCAAAATCAACAGGTTCGTTATCAGGTTTGCATTCAATTCCAACAGACTCTGCTACACGATTTAATGTTTCTCTAGTTACCTCTAATAATCCAGTTGCAGCATAACGTTGCATAGCAGCACTAAAACTATCTAAGTCTAAGTCTTCTGCTTCAGAGTACACAAACTTTGCCATATTAGTAGTGTCCCAATCATTGAACTTATAAATCTTACGCATCAAGTCTTGATTTAAAGTATCTTGAATTTCACGAAGTCTATTATCAACAGCCATTGTCAGAATACTACTCTTAGATTCTGCCAAGGAGAAAGAACCGCTACCATCTGCACCAAGTCTTAATACATCGACGTTCAAGGCTGTAAGAATATCTTGTTGATAACCTTTAATAATACTTTCAGTATCATACTTAGCCATACCCTTAGATTCCATCAACTCATATTCAAAGAGTTTAGTTTTAGTTTCAGGGTCTGTGACGTTAGGTACTAACAAACCACGTTGCTTACCAGCGTTGTAGTTGTCAATGATGCTTTGGAAAGCTGCAGCTACTGCTTTTTCATCAGCATTGGCGTTTGCTGCGAGATATTGTGGAGGTACTGAAATTTTCAGAATACCTTGAACATCTTTGGCAATACCTGTAAGTTGGTTTTCTTGTAACAACGTTAATTGTTTATATGCAAGATAAATATTCTTTAGAATACTGTTACCTTCAGGATTACCTTTAGTCTTGTTAGTGTTGAATAGTAAGAATTTATCTCTACTAATTTCAACAAGACCATCTTTATCTTTTCTATTTTGAAACTTATAAGCGTTTTCAACATGTTGTAGAGATTGTTTAACTCCTAACAAATCACTACCATCATCACTGAACATCCACTTAGCAATCGTTTCTTGGGAACGTGTAGGTAACTTTTTAATACCAACAAGCCCATCATTGTACTTGGAGCCATTGCGTTTGAGTCTTCTTCGTAGTACAATCTCGTTTATTGCGAAACCATACTCAAGAACAGGAATGACAGACTTGATAAAATCTGACCAAGAATGCTCCATATCGTGCATCATACTTTCAATAATTTCTGCACGTTCTTTATCAACTTCAGTACCATCTACAGGAGCTTCCACGTCCCACTCAACACGAGACATCCAGAAGTTGTACACGTTTAGCGCACTACCAACTGTAGGATTGTTTCTCATTTCATTGATTGTACGAATGAAGGCTGGATAACGGAAGGCTTGTTGCACTTCTTCTAAGATTCTACCGTTACTGGTTCTGAGTCCTACAAAACCTTGTTCACCTAATTTCATTCTAGGTATAACAGTGTTTTCATCTGGACTCAAAGCTGCTGTAGAAGCACTGCTACTCTTGCGTTTAGTAGCCATAAATGCTCCTTATCTAATTATTGCGAATTATACCACAGAAATTACTATTTGTCAATACCCTAGCAACTCTGTGGTGAATATTAATATGTTACTATAGGGCTTTCTCTTGTTAGAGAAGGGATAGACATACTAGGAATTACTACTTGTTTCATAACAGCTTTACATGCGGAACCTGTAGCATCCCATTGGTCATCCTTCTGCTGTCTATTACCATCTATATAATCTTCAAGCTCATTAAAGAAGACATCATTCCAGTCTCCTCGAACAACTGCCACTAAACCAGCTTCACACAAAGAGAGGAAAGGCTGCATTCTTGCTAATTTACCACTATGTCCTGACATTACCTCAACTTTGCAAACAACTCCTTGTTCACTTAAAGTTTTTACATACCAAGCTGTAGCAATAGCACCACCTGCACCAGCATCTTTAGGAATATACACAGGAACATCCTGACCATATATTTCTTTGTCACGCTTTGCAGTAGCTGCAATATTCTCAAGAACACTATTAGCTAGTTTTCTATAACGTTCTACATGTTCAATAACATATTTAGTTTTAGTCCTACTCATTAGTACTGAAGCTGTCCAATCGGGATTAGGATTACTCTCAGAAGCTAAAGATGAAGCTAAATCCATTCCTCTTGCTCTAGTGATAGCATCTTTTGGAGGTTCATCAATAATCTCCACCCAATCACGCTTGAAATAACCTGCTGTAGTAGGTTTTGCAAACCAAGAGCCTAACAATAGACGTTCTCGTTCTACCCTTTTTAAGTTCTCAAGCTGATCTACATAAGCAGGGTTGAGAATCTTCATGATAGGATTATCTTTAATTGTAGCCTTAATATAAGTATAACTTCTAGGCTTACAACTAGGATATTTTGCAATAATTTCTTCTTTAGAATCCCCTGTTACAATTTCACCATTATAAGCAGCATAGTAACGTTCTTTAGCAAACGTTTCATCTGTTGGAATACCAGTTGTAGGGTCTAAGTATGGAAGAACAAATGGAAGCATCCAAGAGTCATACTTAGGGTTACATGTACAGATAAGTTGATGAGGAGCTTTAGCTTTTGAGCGAATACGAGATTCTAGATAACGTACTTGCACCTCAGAGTGGTGCTGCGCTTCGTCAAATATTACCATCGAATATTGACCCCTATCAAAGTTTGAGATGTCTTTATCACTGCCACACACTTTAAACTGAACTTGTGCTCCAGATGGGAAAGTTGCAATTAAAGCTGGATGTGTTTTAAACTTAGCTCCATAATGTTTCCACATATCTTGAGCTTCTTGAAACAAACCACCAGCTTGTGTCAACTGAGGATTAGTTTGCCTAATAAACACACCACGAAAGAACGGGTCATCTTTATATTTTAATACAAGCATTAGGGCTTGATGAGACTTTCCACATCCTGCACCACCACCAAAAATAATAAGATCACTTTTGCAATTTAGAAAAACTTTGTGAGTTTCTGAAGAAGGTGCGTGAAGAGGAACAGCCTTTTTCTTAGGTTGCTTCTTAATCACTGACATTTTATTCCTTATAAACACGAATAGCCCAATAGGAGAAATTCCTACTAGGCTTTATTGGCAAACGGGGATGGATTTGAACCACCGACCAACAGTTTTGGAGACTGATGCTCTACCAGACTGAGCTACCCGAATATTGAATTCTTGTGGGTTTTGTTTCGAGGTAGGTTCCCACAACTACCTGTAGAATCCTTTTGAATGGAGGATACCATTACTCTAGTGGCTGCAACCATTGGAGTTCTTTGGTGGAAGTGATTGGAGTCGAACCAATAGTGTTTACCCTGTGGGAACGGATTTACAGTCCGTTGATGCACACGCCTTAGCATCAACACTTCCATGATTGGTAGACGTAGAGGGATTTGAACCCTACCTGCTCACCTTGAAAGGGTGATGACCTCACCAGAAGTCGATACGTCCATTGTTTTCTGGTTGCGGAAGGCTGGAATCGAACCAGCTACTTTTAGCTTATGAGGCTAAACTTCTACCAATGAATTACTCCGCAATATCTTTTTAAAGTAGCAACCTATAAGGCAGGAGAGAAGGGAGGAGAAACCCTACAAGTTGCTAGTTTAAAAAGCCTAGTTTTTGGGATGGTACTAGGCAACCATAAATGCACTCACGTGATAAGCTGTATCTACAACCAACTTCAGGAAGTGCCAAGTCCCACTTGGGAACAATTGTATATTACCACAAAATTCTTATTTGTCAAGTACCTACGAAACAATAGGTTGAACTTCACTGAAATCAATGTAAGGAACCCCGTCATCTTCCTCTTCATCTTCTTCCCAAGCATCACCAGTTTTAGTTTCTGCTAACAAAGCTTCTTTATGTTCTAGCTCTTTCTCAAGCCTCATAATCTCATCTTCATTACGAATTTCTAACACTTTAATATGATAGTCGATAATACCTTTTAAAGCATTAACTTGTTCTTTCGCAGATACAGTAGGGTCTGCAGCTTTAATAGATAAAGCGATTAAAGCTTCTGCAGCAAGCTTACCAGAGTTCCTAGCAATACTATTCATCTCTGTTGTGCGTTTCTTTGTGGCAAGAAACGTCTTAGATTGTTTTGTAGCAATAACGTTTGCCATAAATACTCCTTATAAATATATTGCACTAATATATCATAAGAATTATATTTTGTCAAGTAGTGTTTTATAAAGTTATTATTTAGACATTGCTTTTACAAAACTTTATGATACACTAAAATTTTAATTTATAAGGAATTTTATGGAAATTACTATTGTAGAACCCTCTCTACATGAGATTGTTGAGAAAGCAATTAACTTGTCAAAAGAGGGATATTCATTGAAAAGTGTATTATTGCTTGGATGGAGTTATGAACTTCAGATGACAAAAGATACAGAAGAACTAACAAAAGAGCCAGCGGCAACAGATAGAATGGCTAAAGCAAGAGCAGCACGAGGCACAAATGGCAACAAAGAATGATATAACAGGTGATAGCATCTATTCTGCAGGAGATTCTGACGAGTGGGATGAAAACTATAGCAGAATTTTTGGAACAAAGCCACCAAAACATAATCCCTTAGATTGGGAAGATGGTACGGAAGAAAAGGATTGTGAATGTTGTAATAAGTCATTCATGGGCTTTTACGAATACCCTTATTGTAAATTATGCAGTAATTAAGTAGTGAATTAATACAGAGTGCATCAAGCTTTGTATGTTTTAATTTTTGTAGGAGATATTAATGGCTCGATCTATCAGTAAGAAGAATAAATCATCAGAAACA